TACAACAACTTTCTCACAAACTAACATTACAACTTGTCCTGAGAAGTACAACGAAGCACTTTGTTACAAAGATTTATTCGACACTTATCAGTCAATGTTAATGGCTCCAGGTCAAACACAAGAAACTGTTCCATTCGAACAACAAATTGCTGACTTGAAAGTAAAACAAATTCAACAAAGAATTGAAACTCAATTATGGCAAGCGGCTCCAGCATCAGGCGACTGTTTCTCTGGTTTCACTTACTTAATTGCATCAGGTCAAACTGGTGTTGCTGTATCTGCTTCAGGTACAACTTTCTCTCCATCTGCATCTTATGGTTCAAATGGTAACCCAATCACTGAAGTTGATAAATTAATCAACGCATTATCTGATGATGCAATGAGCCGTGAGGACTTAAGAGTATTCATGTCTTATGCTAACTTCAGATTGTATGTACAAGCGTTAACTCGTGCTAACTTCTTCCAGAACTATATCAGTTCAACTGATATTACTTCACAAATGGAAGCAACTCATCCAAACACAAACGTTAAGGTTATCCCAACAATTGGTTTGAATGGTTCTAACAAAGTTACTATCGGACCAGCAGAATACATGGTAGTTGGATTTGATTTGTTATCAGACCATGAAAAATTAACTATCTGGTACTCTAAAGATTTTGATGAATTGAGAATGCGTGCAAACTACAACTACGGTGTGGCTATCGCAACCTTCGGTTCAACTGCATACTTTGCTGTAAACGGTTTAAGTTAATCTAAATCAAAAATATAAAACCTGAGAGGTGAAAGGCCTCTCACTTTTAAAAAATAAATTAAAAAAAAAATACACAAATAATATGAGTTGTTTTATATCAAGTGGTGTTCAACTAGGATGTTCTGACGGTATTGGCGGTATCAAAAAAATCTATGTAGTAGGTGGTGCGACTGGTGAAGTTACTGGTTACACATATGATGTTGATGGTGCTATTACTGGTGCAACTTCTGCATCTGGTACTACTCTTTATGGTTTCCAATTAAAGAGAAATACTTCAAGTTTATCTCAAAATACAACTAAGAATTTTGAAAACGGTACAATCTACTGGGAGCAAGTTCTTACTGCAATCTTGTTCAAGTATGACCAAGATAAGAGAAACCAATTAAAAATATTGGGTCAAAATGACCAATTACAAATCGTTGCTATCGACCAAAACGATGTTCAATATCTATTGGGTCAAGTTAACGGTATGTACTTATCAGGTGGTAGTGCTGCTACAGGTACTGCGTTCGGAGACAGAAATGGTTTCGAACTTATCTTCACAGGTCAAGAAGCAGAACCAGCAAGAGTTATTGAAGGTACATTATCTTCAGTATTCGCAGGTGCTTCAATCGTTGATTAATCACTATAATCGAATTAAAGAGGGGCTTAGGCCCCTTTTTTTATGTCTATATATTTCATTTTAAGAAAATTTATATTTATAATAGAAGAACTATTTAAATGATTTATTTAGAAAAAGCACAACAAAACACCGTTGCGATGAACATAAACATCAACGCAAGACCAGAATTTACTGGTTATACGTTTGAGTTTACTCACGTAATGAGCAAGGAAGTAAAGACGTATTTGATAGATACTTCCAATCAATCAGAATATCAAGCAAACGATAGATACGCATCTGTTACCTTAGATTTTATAAACGATGACCTCAATTACGAAGGTCAATACGTTTTAAAGGTTTATGGTGATGGTACCGATTTGGTGTATAATGGCATGGTTGTTTTAGAAGGTTTACAAGAAGAACCATTCTTTACTACATATGTTTCACCAAATGAGGATAATGAAAATTACATATACATACAAGATTAATTATGAGTGAAGAAAAAGAAATAAAAAAATTCGCCAGTATATCATTTAGAGCAGCAACATTACCAGTATTCTCAGAACCATTGGTACGCTACCCTTGGGTATTTTATGGTGAAAGTAATTTGATGCCAAACTATTTGTTGGGTCAATATAATAACTGTGCAATTCATAAAGCGGTTGTAACTTCTAAAGTAAATCAGATTGTTGGTGATGGGATAGTTTCTTTAAATAACCCTATGGCCTCTATTAACCTCTTAAACGGCTCCGAAAACATAAATGAGATAGCACGTAAGTGTGCTCTTGATTTGGTCCTATTTGGGGCTTATGCGCTTAATGTGATATGGACTAGAGATAGAAAGAGTATCGCTGAGATATATCATTGCGATGTGAGCAGATTGAGGATGGGGAAAATGAATGAAGAAGACCAAATTGAAAAATACTATTATAGTCCAGATTGGACAAACATTAGAAAATTTCCTCCAGAAGAGTATGATGCTTTTCATCAGGAAAAGGGAAAACCTTCCCAAATATATTATTACAAATGCTATTCGCCTAATACAAGTTATTACGCAATTCCCGATTATTCTGGTGGTCTCGCATCTATTGAAATAGACGTTGAGATTAAAAACTTCCATAAGAATAACTTACGTAAAGGAATGATGCCTTCGTTGTGGGTTAATTTCGTTAACGGGATCCCTGGGGAAGAAGAACAAAGAATTATAACAAGAGCATTGGAAGAGCAATATTCTGGTACAGATAATGCTGGTGGAGCAATTATATCTTTCAACGAAAGCAAAGAACAATCACCTGAGATTACTCAAATCAGCCCAGGTGGAAACAGTGACTATTATCAACAAATATATGATGACATTAATCGTTCGATTTTATCAGCCCATCGTGTTTCATCTGCTGAACTATTTGGAGTCGCTACTCCTGGTAAGTTGGGCGGTAGCGATGAGATAACTCAACATTCGGAATATTTCCGTAAGATGGTTATCCAACCTTATCAAAATGAATTGTTACCAACATTCAATAAATTGGTATCATTGAAATTTGAAAAGCCAACCAACTTTGAAGTTAAACCTCTTTCATTATTCATTACTGGAGATATTACAGAAAATCCAAAAGCAATTGATAAACCTGTGGTTCCAACCGAGGTTCCAGATCCCGAGGACTATTCTGTAAATGAGAATATCAAAAAGTTATCAGGAAGAGAGTATCAAGGTTTACTTAGAATAGTAAGAGAATATAATAAAGGTAAAATAAACCGTATGCAAGCAATGCAAATGTTAATGAGCGGATATGCTTTAACAGAAGAACAATGTGCTGCATGGTTAGGAGAAGAAGAACTAAACTATAATTAACAATGGGTGTTTTATTAATATCAGAAACTAAATTAAAAAATTTTACCAATATTAACCGAAACGTTGATATGGATGTGCTTAAAGCAGAAATACAGATTGCTCAAGATATAGATTTACAAACTATTCTTGGTACTTTATTCTATGACCATTTATTGAATCAAGTTACTTCAACTGGTAATACTTTTAATGCAGATGAAAAGAAATTGGTTGATGAATATATCCAACCATTCTTAATTCAACAAGCATATTTCCAAGCAATGCCGAACTTACAATTCAGAACAATGAATCGTGGCATAGTTGAAGGACAAATGGAGAATGCAACATCTGTTGATATTGAGACATTCAAATATCTTAGAAATATTCAAAAGTCCAGAGCAGATTTTTATATGACAAGATTAATGGATTACTTATTGATTGGTTACGGAGCCAACCAATTTCCTCAATATAATACGCAATCTACTAAAGATGGTATGATACCAGACAGAACACAAAAGTATATGCCAGGTATTGTACTTAGAAGAACAACTCGTAAGGGTTATAATTATAATGATATTGGATTGAATGGAACACCGATGTATTCGGAGTTAGCACATGAAAATCCGCCATGTCAAGATTGTTACTAATAGATAATAAATGAATACAGAAATATTTGGTATCATAACAATATTTGCAACCAATGCAGCAACCTGGTTCTTCTCGAAAAGAAAGTATCAGGAAGAAGTTGCGTCACAAGAAATATTAAATCTAAATTCAACATTCAATTTTTATAAGACAATTATATCTGACTTAGAAAGAAGGGTCGGAGATATGCAAACAAGAATGGTTGAGATGGAAAAGGTTATAGCAAAGTTAGACGGAGAAAACAAAGAATTAAAAAAACAATTAAAAAAGAATAGTTTATGAATGTATCAGTAAAATTACCAGCACCAACACAAGAAGAATTAACAGGATATAAAATAGATTATTTTTATAGAATTATAGATAATATTGATAGACGTAAATATAATTTGAGTGAAATGGATTTTTCTACTTTCATTCATCATACATATGAATCAATGTTACATTCAAATAAACACATCACATTAGGTGAATTTAAAAAGATTATAAGATGAGTAATAGATTAGAACAAATTATAAATTTAAAATTAAATAACTTTGAGATTAAATATCCAAAGAAGAAAGAAAGTTATATAGAACCAAATCCTTGTGGTGAACCAGGTTATGTTGCTTATGGCACAAAGATTAAAGATGGTGTTGAAGTTCCTAATTGTATTCCCGATCCTGAAGAAATGAAGAAGATTATTAAAGAAGGTTTTCCAATTCCATCACCATCATCAGATGAAAGTGAAAGTGATTATATGAGTAGATGTATTTCTGAAATATCAGGTGAATACGAGCATGATCAATCGATTGCTATTTGCATAGGTAAATGGCAAGAAAAGTAAATAAAGAAGCCCTCTGTAGAAACAGGGGGCTTTTTCATTATAAAACAAAAGAAACACGAAAGATTATTTTAGATTTTCATCATAATATTTTTTAATTTTATAAAAGAAACCATTAGAACATTTTGCTTGTCTTATTATTTCATTTACACCTGTACCTTTTTTAAGATGTTCTAATATTATTTTTGCTTTCGGATTTTCTAAAGTTTCTTCAATTGGTTTTTTATATGCTTTTCTTTTTTCTCTAATTTTATTTTTTCTGCTTTCAGAAAAAACAACACCTCTACTTCTTTCTGCGCACTTTGCACCAAATCCTTCTGGTTTAGGGACTTTAGCACCTTTCTTAGATATTTCTTTTAAATGACCACTTTTAACTGCCTCAGCACCTCTTTTTTTCCCATTCTCAATCTTTGCTAATTTTGATAAACTATATTTACTAAAATCCATATCTTCAAGACCAATAATAGGTATAGATCCCCATATTATTTTTTCCATATGTTATATTTGATTATTAACTAATGTTTTCCAATTACTTGGAAAATTAAATCGAATATCAGCAATTTTAGTGGCAACTCTTGGTGTAATTTCATTTAATGTTTTATAATGATCTTTAATATATTCAACTGTATCACTTTGAACTTGAAGAGGATAACCACCTTCTTTTCCTTCACAATTTTTACCAAGCATATTACATTCTTCAATTAAATATAAAGTATATAACAATTTTTCTTGAACTGTAAAATATACTTTAATTTGATTAAATCTAGATGAAATTGCGTTCCAATGATTTTTTGTTGTTTTTGCAATATCTTCAATTGTATCATTTGTAATCCAGATAACAGAACCTTTGAAATCAAAATGAGTTGGAACTTTATTATCAATCATTAATTTATTTGGTGATGCTTTTTCCCAACTAACTTTTCTATCTCCTTTTGTAATTTCTGTTGCACCTTTTAATAAATCTAAAATTGTGTTTCTTTCATTTTTTGTTAAACCAAGAATATCACAATCATCTAAAACAATAACCTTACCTTCTTCTCTATACATATATAACATAACATATAATGCTGGAGCAGATATTGAACCACCTTTAACATAATAAACATCTTGAGTTGTTTTAGTATCAATAAATGCTTTTTTAACCCAATGGGTTTTACCTGTACCAGCATCACCACTAATTAATAAACCTTTCAATGCTGAATAACGATTATCAACAAATGATTTAACCATTGTATAAACTGTTTCAAATCTTTCAGTTACTTCATGAACAACTGGATTGAAATTATTTTTCATATTATTTGTTTTTTAAGGGTGTTAAGAATAAACTAACAACAGTTCTTACAGGTTTAAATGAAAAATAAGAAACTACAAAAATAAGTGCTAATTCTAATACTGACATAACTATTTGTTTTATTGAAGCACAAAGATAGCATTTATTTTAATACCACAAAAAAAATCTTAATTAGTTATTCACAAAGTTATCCACATTGCAGCCAAACTCGGAAGTAAAACAGTGCCAAACTAGGAAAAAAAAGGGCCAAGAGTAGAAACCCTCGGCCGATAATAAACGATTATAAAACAGAAAACTTTATTGTAATCTAACCCAATCTTCAAATCCTTCACCCATTTGTTCAGATATGAAATGAAATTGAGTTAAAACGTATGAGAATAATTCTATAGGTGGTTGATTACCAGCACTTAATGCTTCAGAGAAT